ATAAATGCTCATTTATTTCTCACAGCTCAATCAAAGGTTGAAACAAACTATCAATATGCTTAACACCCCATTCTTTCCACTTATACCCCAGCAACTCCGCCTTGTCATCAGGAATAGGCCATAATCCACGCTCCCAGCGTGATATCGTCATGTAATTGACGTGCAATAGCTTAGCTAAGTCTTTCTGCCTAAGGTTCATAGCTAGGCGTATTTTTTTGAGCTCTTCTTTAGTCATTCTCTATCAACTTAAAATTAATATGTGGCAATAATCCATTGATTATCGCCTTGTCTATTCTATCTGCTTCTTTGTTGAAATGTTGTTTCATTCTAAACATTTGATAGTCAGACATCATTGCAGGCCCCTTGTTTCTCTCTTGCCTTCCGTTTTGGCGTTGACGCTTTTTAGTGTAGTTAGTCATTTGGTGGCTCCGGGAATTCCATGTAATGCGTAACTTCAAATCCTTGTTCCTCACAAACATCTTGATTTGTAAATCTCCACACATGATACGAATCAAAAAAACCGACGCTTACATCTAATCCATCTGTAATTAGATGATTAGTATTTATAGGAACATCTTCGTCGCATTTAATCCACTTAGTCATTCTTCAATCTCAATTGGGTCTATCATGCAAAAATGGGTTACTTTGTAATCATCAAATTCAATTGGCTCTTTATGTTCCCAACCCATCCAGCCACTATTATCATATTCACCAAGCGATAAAAACCAAAAACCTTTGTCATTAGCTAATCTTAATAAAGTGCAACAACACAGCGTAGTAGGCTTATATTTTCTCGTGCTATACCATTTCATTCTATCACCTTTAATTCTTCGGATTGTTGATTAACAATTTCTTCTGCCTCTGTGATGCAAAGGCTGTCTGTTAAAACCTGTAACAACATTATTAGTTGTTTTTCACTAATTATCATTCATCACCTCATTTTTGCATTTTGTAAATAAATGAAGGCTTTGCGCAAACGCATCTATAGTGTCATTATCTGGAAGAGGTAGCGCAAATGAGTTTATTGATTGGTGCCAGCAATCCATGCAATAAACGCGCTTAATTGGTTTGCAATCACATTTAGATGCCGGACCATTCCAACTGCGGCATCTTGGGCACTCCCACGGCTTACTATTCATATTGTATTTCACTGATTATCATTTCATATGCGCGTGTCTAGACGAACATGGTTAATTTGCTATTAATCATATGTAAAACATCTCGCATTTAGTACACATCTTAGGGCTGCCATCGATAGGAATAGCATTAAATCTTGTGTCATTTTCATGCTCACAATAGTTGTCGATCATGCCCAATAATTTATGGTAAGCATTATAGATAATGCTTTTTTCTTCATTTGATTGAGGAACAACTATATGGTCTCTAATACAGATTAACTCTTCTTTCGTGAAGTCATTCATCTTCTCTAACCCATAATATTATTTCTTGAACCACATGCGCAGCCTGATGGAACGTCGCGCTTGAGTTATCATGATCGCAAACAGAATGCGCGCCGCTCAAGTATTGATGTAGTTTTTCTAGCTTATGCACCAATACATCTTCTTTCGTGAAATCATTCATCTTTTTCTCAATTCCAAACTAAATCACTCATTTAGTGTTAGTGTATTTATATTAATGTGCCGTCATTACCGGCGAAGATGAATGACGGCTACCTGCACTCTCTTTCAACAACACAGGCAAGACTAAGCCCACACCATCAATACTACCATCATACACCGTGTATAGTCAATGGGCATAAAAAAGCCCCATAATCGGGGCCGTTACCATCCGTCACGCGGAGGAGTTATTGCGCTCGTTAACATCGAGACTAATGTTACTGACAATAAACTTTTGCATTTCAACAATCATCTCACCCTGGCCAACAATCATATGCTCAATTGTCTGCAAATACTCATGCAAAGAGTGAATCCTGTCTTCTAAAACTTCTAAACGCTCGTCAGTTGTCACTAAACATCACTCTCATTCGTCTTATTAAACTCATTCACCATCGATTGAATCTTAGTCAATGTTTCGCCTAGTGCAGACTTATCGTCGTCGGTTTTCTTGTCGCCGTAAATTTTAGGCGCCATTTTGCTTGCGTGCCACTTCAATACCTCGTACTCAAGTTTAGCTTTTCCAAGCATTCCAGAGTCAATTCTTTCATTGCCAAAACTATCCTCAATAGTTGGAATATTTTCAATAATGTCAAGCATAGAGTCCGCTAAAACATTAGCTTGTTGCTGACGAGCGATCAGATATTGGTCACCAAACCCGGGGACGTCCCGGAGCCAGGAATAAATTCTTTGTTTGTCAGGAAAATTAGCGTACATTTTCGTAAGCTTACTTAAACCACAGCCATGCGTTGAAATTATATCGCAAACATACTTTCCTAACTCAGGAGTATAATCAGTCGGGCGTGCCATATAAATCCGTTCCAAAATATTTCATTACTTCGCTTTTCTTGAAGTTCAATAATTTAATCAAGGCCACCATATTTTTACCAGCCGGCTTGAATCTATCTCTTTCCCAGCTTCTTAATGAGTCATCTCCCACACCTACAAGGTTAGAAAACTCAATCTTTTTAAACCCCAGTTCTTCTCTTCGTTTAGTAATGAATTTACCAAGAGATAACTCAGTGGTATACGTTGCGGGTCTTCCAGCGGGCATCAAGCCCCCCTCATCTTATCTAATTCAATCTGAGCGTTCGTTCGTCTTACGCGCCTTGTTCTGTCTTGTCTTGGACCAGCAGGCTTAATCTTTACCTCATCTTGCGGGTAATATACACCCGTTCCATTACAAGCATCACAATCTTTAATCATCGCGCCTAATCCTAATAATTTACGCCTTCCCATGCACACGCTACAAATCATATCCACAAATCCTGGGGATAACTTTGTTAATAAAAGTCATTATACCGCATCCACATTGGGTTTCAAGCACTGAATAAAAGTAAATCAACTGAACTGTTGACATATGCCAATCATTAGGCATATAATACTCATAGAATAACAACAAGGAGATGAAAATGATATCAAACTATGAGTTTCACGGCGACGAGATGTTTTGTCGAGTCTGCCAAGATGAGCCTAAGTGTATGTGTGAGTACTATCAAGAACAACGCGAAGAAGAAGATTATCAAAACTCAAGGGATGAAAAATGAGCGAAACATTAAATTTAACAATACAAAATTTATGCGCGAAAGAATGGTATAGCATCGTAAAAAAGTTGCCACTAGCTTGTGAATTAGAAATAACCGACGATGAGAAAGAATCATATGCTTCATTTTTAGGCCACGATGAAATGGAAAAATTAGCTCTATTTTGCAGAGGTTTTCTATTGGCTTATGAATACGCACAATAATTTATAATAAAAAGGGGAAAAGGATGTTAATTTTAACTAGAAACATTGGTGAATCGATCATTATCGGTGACAACGAAGTATTAATAAGAGTCATAGGCGTTAAAGGCAGCCAAGTACGAATCGCCATTCAAGCGCCAAAAGAAATAACAGTACACAGAGAAGAAGTATTTGAAAAAATACAACTAGAAAAAGCTAATCAACTACTTTCTTAACATCAATCGCACATTCACCCTTGGCGTTCTTGCTTGGGGTGAACTCAACTTCATCACCTTGAGTCAAGGTTTTAAATCCATCGGTCTTGATCGAACTAAAATGAACAAAATAGGTTTTATCTTCAGCATTAATAAAGCCAAATCCTTTTTCTTCATTAAACCATTTAACTGAGCCTAGCATATTATTTCTCTTTAAATCCTCCCATGCCAAGGAATTAACACGGGAGGGGTGTGCGAGTCATCTTAGTTAGCTGTATTGTGTTGCTGTTCAATACAGTTGACACAGATTATAACACAACAAAAACCACGGCGGAACAGGATTTTTAAAGTCAACCCCCAACCCCAGTAACTAGGGTCTAGGTCCTCTCATTAACTCACTTTGCCCCCAAACTCCGAGCAGTGTCCCCTGATAGACTAAATCCAACGCTTTTAAAGCAGTTTTAAGCGTTTCTGAGTGGTTAAACATGATGCCCACCTGCAGACCTATTCCTATCATAGAAACGATGGCTTGTAGGCCATTTATGAGCCTTTCAGACTTTTTTGCCTTTGGTTTAAAAAATACAGCTGCTGATGTTAATGTTTGAGCAACGCGCACTGGTAGATCAGAACCAGGTACGACAATCCCCGCCACTTCTGCAAAACCGTTAGCCCGTTGAATGTTGCGATGTAAATCGGATGTGCCTTGGAATTTGCGCATGACAATCTCCTGTTCGTGAGACAACATACACTTTTAGTTTATCATCGTTTTGCTAAACCATCCAATGCGCCTTTGTACTTCTTTCTTATCTTCTCTGCTGCTATTTTGACTTCATCAAGTGTAGCGGGGATCCTTTCATATAATTTTTTCCCAGATTCTATGCTCTTTTTTTGCATTAGTTCATATATTGGCTGTAATTTATCGTTATTCATTTTGATTAGGCTTTCCCATCTCGCACCAAGCTTTCACATGGCAAACCAAGCTGTCAAAAGGCGTTTTGCCTTCATTCAAGTCATCAATGTCTTCGGGTGACATCATTTTTTCAAAGACTTCAACGGGATTGGCATTTGTATCAACACATGCTCTACAGATTTGATCGTAAATATCAACATCCTTGTTGATGCCTAGCATGTTTTTGACAAAATCCATATTGCGTTTGTGAGTCATTACTTGTATTCGTAGTTAGGTTTAAATGATTCTTTCATTGGTTTTTTAAAGTAAGTATGTTGGTCTACTTCCTTAAATGTTCCATTATCAAATGCCCATACACATTCAAATGGACTTCCAAATCTGTTTTTTCGGCATTTAACTACAAATTTATTTTGCAAGCACGGGCTATCGTCATGTAATTCAGGTCTATCAATTCCAAACCATAAACTAGATGATCGAAAGCTTCCACTTGAATCAGCGGCATCTTGTGGGTAGGGGCACCGATCATCCGAGTTTCTTTTAGACGGCTCTCGATTAGCTTGAGTTAAAGCGATGACGATGCAATCTAATTCCATAGATAAGCTTGCCAATCTTTTAGCAATTTCTGATTGACGCAAATCATTTCTTTCAAATTGTCCTTTGCAATCAACTAATGATAAATAGTCTACTACAATTATAGATAAAGGTTTTTCAAGCGCTTTAGTTCTGGCTATTGTTTCAATAGTTGAAATGTCTTTAAAATCCTCCTCGTAAATAGTGTAATCATGTTGTCTTGCATTTTGAGCTGCTGAAATAAACTCAATAGTTTCTAAATCACTAAATTGTTTGTGCCCATGAATACCCATTAATCTTTCAAAAATTTTGTTTTCCGTCATTTCCAAACTAAAAAATAAAGATTGTTTTTCTGTTATTCGTTGATTAATCATTGCCATTAAGTAAATGGAGAAAAATGTTTTTCCCATACCTGAGTCACCGCAAATTGTAACCAGAGATTGATTTTCTATACCGCCATGTAATTGATCATCTAAGCAACGAATATTAGTAGCAATCTTGTCGTGTGATTTATATCCGTTATTTAAATACTTTTCTAAAATTGAATTAAATGAGCTTCCTTGCAAAGATTTACGGCGTGAAATATTGCCTATTTTTATAATCCCCTCTTTAATTAAGTTCTGCGACTCTTCGACGTCAACTTCATGAGTACAAAAATTTAGCATTTGCTGAATTGCTTCAATTTGCTTTCTGAGAATAGATAGGTCAACTAACTTTGTTGCATTTTCTAAACAAAATTTAGAAAAGTATTTGTCCTTGATACACTCTTCAAAATAGGAATTAACTACAAGATCCTCTCTTTTCAAATAATCTATCACGGCCAAAACATCCATAACGCGCTTCTTATCATATAAATCACGAAGTATTTTATAAATAGCTCTTGCTTGCGGTTTATAAAAGCAATCATCAGTCAATAACAACATTGTCTTCTGTACTTCACTTGATTTACAATCACCTAGCGTGATGATGCTGCCTAAAACGGATAGTTCAGTCTCGAAACTGTATTTTGGTGTCATTGCGCATTCTCCAATATCTTTTTGCCTTTGTTAAACGCCTCATAAAAATGAGGCCACCTCGTTACAACATCCATTGTTTTTTGATACTCATCCTTGGTTATCATGTAAAAGTTAGATTTTATAGCCATTTCCAGCCACAGTTTAAAACTTTGTATGGTTAGTTTGCACTCCCAATCCTCTTTGATTATTTGCAAATTTCTTTTTACGGCTTGAATCTGTCTTTTATTAATACCCATTCTAGGAGAACCTTGCTTTGCTGCGATCTCGTTCCATGCTTCGATGTATGGCTGCACATCAATATCATCGTTATTAACTCGAGTTTTGGTGTTTGATTTTAAGGTTTTTTGTTGCCCGGTAGTGGACACTTCGCTAGAAGTGGCAATTATCTTTTTATTAGTTTTAATCTTATTATTATTATGTCTCGCTGTGGCGAGGGGGGGGGTCTCGCTGTGGCGAGGGGGGGTATTTTCTCCACCACCCGTGTTTTCAGTAGTCTGGATATCAATTTGTATCTGATTGTTCTGAATAATGTATCTTTTGCCGTTTATGATTTTCCTTATCATCAACCCTTTTGATTCGAAATATTGAAAATATTCACTTATTGTAGAATCTGATTTAATCCCAGTTCTTTTCTTTATCATTGAATTTGTTAAAAAACACTGAGCACCATTGTTCCAAAATTGAAAAATTGTTTCGTAAAAGCGCAGCAATTGGATCGTCATATCAGGTAAATCAAAAATATGTTTTGGTATAACTGCCCAAACTTGATGGTATTCTTTCATTTATTTAACTCCATTTAAAAATTTATAGGCGTATTCCATTCGTGTAACTATTTCTTTTGTAAGTAATTTTGGTGTTGTTTTAGACGACAAGAGAGATTTGTAGAGTTTTTCTAGGATAAGATGGTTGTTTTTAGTGCATTCCATGGTATAATTTCCTTGCATTAGTATGGTTGTACTACATGTTGGCGCATGTAGGGTGGGGAGGGATTCCCCTATTTTCTTATTTTTCCTCTTCTAAACATAACAAATCTAAATCAAATAACTGAGTTAAATATTTAGAAATAAATCTAGGTGATATATTGAATTTATTTTTAAGTTCTTCTTTTAAATTTGTTAAAGAAATATTTTTATTAGTTTGTATAATATATCTAATATAGACTAGCATTCCTAATATTTTTAAATCGTTAATATCTTCGATATCTTTATATTCGATCATTATTCCGGGAAACTTTTCAATCATTCACTTTACTCCACACGTAAAAAATCCCATCTTAAAAAAATGTAAGAAAACTCTTGCGTCATTAATATTATTTGAATAAAATATAGTCATATTTTGACCTACCCTTAATAGGTTGAGTATTCACTGCGCCACGCGCAACGACCGGGTCAGTCCCACAACTGGCCTGGTTGTATCTTGAATTAAAAACTAAATTAGATCAAGGCTTTAGCTAAAATTAAAGCTCATATTTTCGTCGCAACTTTAGCATAGCTTTTTGCATACAATGAAAGCTTCTTCAGGGCTTCTATAGCAACAATCTTTATAAACACAATACGTGCACTCATCATCGCCTATAGACAGTCTTAAATCGTCTACAATTAGCAATACAATCGCCTTTATTAACGACTCACCTAGAAAGGTGTAAACAATGTCATTTTGTTGAAACATGGTTCTCATTTTCCCCACTAAATCTGTTAGGTTCGCCACAAAAATAAGCATAACTTACAGGTAAGTTGCATCGAAAAGACTGCAATTCTTTTAATCTATATGCTTCTTCGGCAGTCATTTTCCTGCCGCATTCATTTGTACAATTTGGCGATGCGCAAAATGTCTTGTCCCTATAAGAACTCATTTCCTTGCCTCATGTACAACCACATGTTTACTTGACTCTATCTTGCTTATGTCAGAATGAGTACCCAATGTCGCGGCAACAACGGTTACCGATAAAATTACAAAAGAAAATAGAGTCAACATCACATCACCTACTTAGGAAAACAAACACTATACTGGAAATAACCACTCTTACTCGAAGGGATCAACGTCGATAACTGCGCTCTCGCTGATTCACATTGCTGTTGGGTGGTAAAATCAATACTGACTGATGAAGTCCCAAACTGACTCCACATCATAAAAAACATTACATAACTAGCCATGTCGTCTCCTATCGCTCTGCGCAGATGAATTTAACATGTTGACCAGAGATGTTTATCTGATTGCCCGCATTGATACATGCTTGATAGCTATCAAAATACACTGCATGAATAGCCGGTTGTAGTAAAAACAATAATACATACCCCATAATTTTCTCCTTTTCTTAGTTAATTAATCTTTTAATGCTTCTAACACTTTGTTCCACTCATATACGTCACAGCTCATCCCTGCTTGGTTTTGTTCTATTGCTTTATTGATCTCTTTTTTAATAATAAAAATACTTCCAGCGTTTAACTTTTCTTTGTATTTAATGATCAAATCAACTACATCCGAGACAATATAAGTTTTTCGCCCTAACGCATATCGAAACGCGCAAAACAATAAAACATCAAATTCCCTGTCGTTCATTTACAATCCTCGTAAGTTATACACGGGCCTTTTTTATCAAAAATAATATCTCCTACTACCTCATCATCATTGTGAAGCTCATGCGCACAACCAACGCACATTAAGCAAGCAATAATAAGCCACTTAGTCATAGTCTATTTCCCAACAGTGATGTACATCAGGAATAAATACCAATGAAGATGTTCCACGAATATCAAAATATTCTTCTTCATTAACCCTGCTGTACTCATTCATCACAAGCCAACCGCCATGAACCTTTGCTCTAGCAGTAACTATGCCGTCCCCTAACAATTCATCATTACAAATGACTTCCCATTCAAATCGCATAATCACCACCACTTAACAATAAAATGAACAATTGTATAAACAAATAATAGCCACAGAAGAACGGGGCTAAATCCCAACAAAAACATAAATAAAACCCCAAGAGAATCAGTAACCTTATACAACCATATTCTCAAAAGTCTCATGTTAACATTTCTAATAATGCGATTTACCTCTTTCCTCACATCTTCAATCGTCATCTTCCCAACTCCCACTCCCTACGCAAAGCTAACAGCGCCTCCGCCAATATTCTAAAAGCCCTCATACTCATTGTAGTGTCTGCTTTCAATGTCCATGGCGCATCCATTATTTGTTCAAGCCTTAAAAAAGCCCTATTAAGTTCGTTAGACTCATATTGCCTTTTAAAGGCCCGTAACATCTCCAATTCATCCTTTTCTGTCATTTTTTAATCCCGTGGACAATGGTTTAAACTTGCTTTTAAGGCACCTTTTGTCAACCTCTCTATCTTAATTTGCGTTGTTATTGGTACATAGCCTATTTTTTTCCAATATGCAAAATTACTATGCGATAACCCATGTAGTTTTTGCATGTTATATCCCGAACCAAAATACTCGATAACTTCTTCAATTTTCATGATTATTCTCCTCAAAATCAGTATAGCTCAAAATACTTGACATGCCAAGCATTCGGCAGCATAATGTAAGCACGTCAATACCGACGAGTTAACTAACAAAAAGGTAGAGTAAACATGAACAACGACTTTCCAAACTACGATACAACACAAGATGAACTTTTGCGTCAAGTTAGGCATTTGAATTTCATACAAACATTGATTGCAGAACATCAGCTTGATATTGAGAAAACTCAGGCTAAGATACTTAATTTATTAAATCATACTAAAAAAGGGCAAGAAACCTACAAGGTGGATATATTTGACGTTGTGATTCGAACGGGATTGATTCGATCACTAGATAAAAAGAGATATGAATGGTACAAGGATTTATTTGAGCCACAATTTAATCCTGTAAAAGTCAAAATGAAGAAAACTTATGAGGTCGATCCGCAAATCGCAGAAATGATTAATGAAATTGGTTCGATACATGATCGAAACATGTATAAAGAAGTCATCACAGAAAAAGACGCAAAACTATCAATGAAAATATCTATTTCTAAGGCTTAATTATGAGTATTTTAGATAGCATTACTACAACAACTCCTAAAGCTCCTAGGCTTACCATTTACGGTAAGCCAGGGATAGGTAAATCAACACTTGCAGCATCATTTCCTAAGCCTTTGTTTGTTCTAACTGAAGAAACGGGTCTAATCGGAGTTGATGCGTTGCCAGTTGCTAAAGATTTCGATCAGTTCAGGACTTACATTAAAGGCTTGTTGCAGGAAGAAAACCTTCCTTACAAAACAATTGTTATCGATAGTATCAGTAAATTAGATGCATTAATTGTTAAGTCTATACTTGATAATGAACCACTTGATAAAAGCGGCAATAAGCCATCAAATTTGAACGCAGCATGTGGAGGGTATGGAGCTGGAACAATGCGTGCGCAAACCATCCACAGGGGCTTTAAGAGCTTTATGGATAAGTTTCAGGAGAGAGGGATCGCCGTTGTGTACATATCTCATCTTGCGGTAACCAAGATTAAGTCACCTGATGCTGAAGACTACGATATTCATTCAATAACAATGAATCACGATCGGTCGCGTGAAGTTTATGTCGACGACGTTGACGCGGTTTTTTTATGTAAGCTCAAATCTTATGTCACTAAAACAGAATCAGGGCGAGATATCATCAAAAGCACTGGCGAAAGGGTTATTGTTACAGGAATGGATGATTCACATGTATCGAAAAACAGATTTAAGATGCCACATGAAATCCCCATGAAGTTTGAAGAGCTGGCGAAATACATTGATTTTTATAAAGGAGAAGAGCTTGAGTGAGTGGACGGAAGAACAAATGAAAATGATGGAATTTTCTGCTGAAGCATCCGCAGGCATGATTAATGCTTTTAAAGTGGCATTAGAAAAAGCAGATAATGGATTGATTAACGAACACGCAGCATTGTTAGTGACAAATATTTTGGCAAGTATAAATTCATCTATTTTGTTTACTTTGGGACAAGGCTTGTCAGATAAGGGATTGTTAAATGAGTTTTACAAAGACATGTTAGAAGTTATCGTAGATAAAACAAGGTTTGCTTTATCACAACATACAATTGAATAGGAGATACATAAATGTCATTTTGGAATAGCGGCGGCGGGAATGTTACAGGTAACCCGCAAGATGCTTTCGTATCTGATTTTACAATCATACCAAATAACACAACGGCACCAGCAAGTATCAAAAGCATTTCATTAATAGAAAAAGAAAACAGGTTTAACAACTCAACAGATAAGTATTACGAGTTCACCTATAAGCTTCTCTCAGGCGATTTTAAAGGACGTGAAGTGGCACAAAAGATTAAGTGCTTCCAAGGAGAGCAGTCATCCATTCAAAGAGCCTTAAACATGCTTAAATTGATTATGGATCTCTGTGACTACAAGCCATCACATGGTGGAGAGCCTACAGCACAGGAATTAATGTCAATGCAGGGTAAAGTGCTTGGGATTAAGATTCGTGAATGGCAAATGCAAAAAGTGGATGGCTCGGGAACAATGGAAGGAAACTTTGTCGCTGAAGTTCACAAGATTGATGATAAGTTTATTACTGAAACAGGCGTGAAGCTAAAACCCAAGATGCCAGAAGCTTCAAAGCATCATGACAACGGATTTGATAACTTTACCCCTGATAATGAGAAAGACGATAGTATTCCGTTTTAAAAAGCAAAAATAAGGATGTTGCATGAATCTGGTAGAATCAATTAATAACTATCTTGCTAAACAACCAATTGAAGAGCCTCGAAGATATTTTGGGGCATCTTCCATTGGGAAACCATGTTTGCGTAGTATTTGGTATGCCTATAAAGGAGTAGATAGTCTGCCAATAGAGCCTAAAACTCAAGTTACATTTAACATCGGCAAATGCTTAGAAGAAATGGTGCTGGAGTATCTAAAGCAATCCGGTGTGTTTGTCATATCTCAAGGGCAATTTTATCAAGATTCTGATGTAATGGAGCTGCAAGGCCATGTTGATGGTGTTATTGTTTTGCCAGATGGTTCTAAAGCAATTCTAGAACTAAAAACAGCTAATGACACGTCTTTCAACCGATTTAAATCTCATGGATTACTGCCGTGGAGTGAAGTGTATTATTCACAGCTGCAGACTTACATGGGCATGTCAGGTATTCATAAGGGCGTTTTGTTGGCACTTAACAAAAATACAAGTGAATTTCATCAAGAGTGTGTAATTTTTGATGAAATTTGGTATGAATCGCTGAAGTGGAAAGCAAAAAATTTAAGAGATGCGATAGAGCCACCCGAGAAAATATCTGGAAATGGAAGTTATTTTTTATGTAAATCGTGTCAATTTAGGAAGGTTTGCCATGAGTGAATATGAAATGTTAATGATAGGAATTGTTGGTGGCGTGTTTGGCGCGATATTAATCATAGCGGTAGCTAAATTTCATTTTTTAATGATCATAAAAGAATATACTAATGCAAAATATTTCTTAAAAGAATCTATTGACATGCGTGATTTAAAAGACGAAGTAACAAAGCTAAGAATACAGGTGGCGGCATTGCAAAGTCAGATGGGTTACAACGAATAAAAAGCTTTAATTACAGCTATTGCCTCATCAATAGAATAACAA